CCAATCGTTTCTTGTTTGGTCGTACAAAGCAAGTGTTCCTGAAATATCACGTGGAGGATTTAAAAAATGCCACATTTGATGATGTAATTCATTTGGATTTGGTGCTCTTCGGTAACTAATACCACTGGAATTACTTACGGCATCCACGTCGTTGATCGTATATAATTTTGTAATAGGTTCGAGTGTAATTTTGATGTTTATTTCTTGATACTGTAATGCTACCAAAGGCAATGCCATTTTACTTGAATCTGAAAAAAATAAACTCAATGGTATATACAATTTACGTCCTTGTATAGAAGGTATAACCCCTGTATCATCGACATACATAGAATTTGGGTATACATTTACTCTGTTACCACTAAATGCCGGATTTTTCAATTCATTTACATTCCCGGTCATTCTGTCCCATAATTCCTTTTTAGAATTACTAAAATCACGTTCTTTCAGACAGCTAAGGTATTCGCCTGAAAACTTACTCAATATAATAGCACCAGAATATACTTCGACTTCTCTTATAATATTTGTTCCTATCTCATTTATCCATCTAAATTGGTAAGGTTTTAATATATTCCCGCCAGTTTGAGAGTAAGGATTGAATTCTTTAAAAGGACTCCATATATCAGGCAATGTAATACAGACATACGAATCGTATAACATTTCAGCATAACGAGGTACTTTAAAATCCAATACAGTAGGTGTATTAAAATTCAAAATTCGGCTACCTTTAAAATCAAGTCTGAACCGCTGTAGTCCAAAATTTGTGTGTTTTTTATACACCGCTTTAAAAAAAGTTTTTTTAGGATTTCCATTCAATATCACATTTTCATTTCCATAAGAGGTTATATTTAATAATCCACCACCCATTGTAATTAATATATTATAATATAATAATTTTAATATTATTTTTGTCTATAACAATAAAATATATCTAATTATATATTAAATGAATAGAATTGCAAAACCTAATTTTTTATCAAAAACCGATTTATTGAATTTACCCAAAGCAGGAAAAGTTGCTGAAAATATACCTAAAATCGAAGCCCCTGTGGGCGATATGATGGAAGAGATGGCAAAAAAGGCAAAAGAACAGTCCGAACAAATGCAAAAAAAGGTAATGGAGTATTACAAACAAATCACCGGAAATAATCGTGTTTTGTTAAGATTCATATTAATCGTTGGTATTATAATCACAATTTTAATTATTGGATTTTATATTTCAAATCGCAACAGTAAGAGTGCTGAAAACGTCAGCAGATTAGAGGGAAGTGTAAAAGATTATAAAAGTTTTAAAGAAGAAAATGGTCTGGATAGTATTTCAAATTTCCAGTATCATGACAGTTACGATAAAGTTCACAAACGATTCACATCATTAAAGGATTATTATATTTTAGGTAGTTACAATAGTTGTTGTGGTGGAGAGGTGTTTAATAACTGGGTTGATCTGGGGATTTTGGAAAACACCATTAAAATGGGTCCACGTGTTCTTGATTTTGAGGTGTTTTCAAAAAATGGCTCTCCAATCGTAGCAGCCAGTTTAAAAAATGCTTCAGGAGATCAGTCCACATCCTATTCAAAAGACACATTAAATCATTTAGAAATACCAGATGTGTTGAATGTTTGTAAGAAAGCATTCCATGGTATTTTAGTGCAAAATTCAAATGACCTGTTAATATTAAACTTTAGAATTAAAACAATGAATGAAGCCGCTTTAAACACATTGGCTGAAAATATTTCTACTATATTTAAATCACAACTAATGGCTTCGTCCTACGGTCATGGCGGGCGTAAAAAGAATGTTATAAATGAGGATATTAAACATCTAAGTAAAAAGGTGATAATATCAGTATACGATGAGACAAATACGTTTAAACAAACAGATCTATACAAAGTAAGCAATATGTGTAATAACATGGAGGTAAATGGTATGGGAACTATGGAATTTTTAAGAAATTACGACGTCCAATACGGGACCGATTCAAAAGATATGGCAAAAAAGAACAAATTAATGGTAAAAATGATTATCCCAGATGAAACAAATGAAAAGGAAAATCCCCCGCATAAAATACACAGGGATACAGGGTGCCAAATATCATTGATGCGTTTTATGGTATACGACCAAAATCTTAAAGAGGCCCTTACATTCTTTTCCAAGAACAAATCGGCTATTGCCCTTAAACCAGATGATTATAGGTACAAACCAATTATATTGAAAAAACCAAAACCAATGGACCCAAGAGTGAAGAAAATACTTATGGAAAATAGTTAATCGATGTATTATAAATATTTATACAAAATTATAAATATTTATACAAAATTATAAATAATATCATATATTTATATACAATTACAATGGTAAAAAAAACATTTCAAGAAAAAGAATTAATGATTTTAAGAAACGCGGTCGATAATATTGAAAAGAAGATTGGATATAGTTTGATAAACAACCCAAGTGTTAAGACAATAATCGACATAGTAGAGCAATTTTTAAAAGACAAGAAACGAATCTGTTATGGTGGTACAGCAATTAATAATATTTTACCATTAGAAGATCAATTCTATGATAAAAAAGTAGAGCTTCCAGATTATGATTTCTACTCACCAGACCCATTAAAAGACGCAAAGGAACTTGCTGATATTTACTATAAAAATGGATTTGAAGAAGTTGAAGCGAAATCGGGTATGCATCCAGGAACGTTCAAAGTATTTGTAAATTATTTACCAGTCGCTGATATTACTTATTTGGTGGATGATATTTATAAAAACATCCGAAAAAAAGCAATAATTGTTGATAATATTTATTATACTCCAGCAAATTATTTACGAATGTCGATGTACTTGGAATTATCCCGCCCACAGGGTGACGTCAGTAGATGGGAGAAAGTATTGAAACGATTGAGTCTATTGAATAAACACTACCCACTCAAGGGAAAAAACTGTGACAATGAAGAAATACAACGTCTGTTTGAATATGGTGTTAAAAAATCATTGACCGACAACCGTCCCGGTAAGGGAGATGCTGAAACACCAAATGACGAACCGTTGACAAGTTTAACGAAGATAGAAGGTGATATTTTCACCACCACTCGTGATTCACTCATATCACAGGGATGTGTGTTTTTTGGAGCGTACGCCAATAGAATGATATTAAAACAACACCCGGGTGTTCGTAATATACCTGTTCCAAGAATTCCTGATTTCGATGTATTGTCAATTGAACCAAAAAATACTGCTAGAATTATCAAGGAAAGGTTGTCTGATATTGGAATAAAAAAAATTAAAATTATAAAAAAGCCTGGGGTGGGAGAGATAATCGCACCTCATTATGAAGTGAAGGTAGGCGCTGAAACCCTTGTATTTATTTATGAACCACTCGCTTGTCACAGCTATAATGTAATTAAAATAAACGGTAAAAATGTGAGAATATCAACCATAGACACCATGTTAAGTTTTTACCTATCATTTGCTTATGTTAATAGAAAATATTACAAAGAAAACAGAATAATTTGCATGAGCGAATATTTATTTGACGTCCAACAGAAAAACCGGTTATCTCAAAAGGGGTTACTGAAAAGGTTTACCATTGATTGTTATGGCGACCAGATGACTATGGAAAAGATGCGTGCTGAGAAATCAGATAAATACAAGGAATTAAAGGCGAACAAAAACAAGAAAGAGTTCGAATGGTATTTTCTGAGATATATCCCTTCTGAAGTGAATAACTACAAAGAAGTCAAGAAAAATAAGGCGAAGAAGAGGAAAACAAAAAAGTCAACCAAAGGAAAGAAGAAGCGGAGAAAGAACAAAACCAAGAAAATAACACTTCTCTCCCTTTTGTAATAAAATTAATATTATACTATTATATTAATTTTATAAAACAGTTAAATGGTTTGATAAAGCAGTCAACGAATATAATCCTATTCCAAACATGACCGTTTGAACCATGTATCCAGATAAATTATGAAACCCGTCTTTATTAAACAATGAAGGCATGTTTCTTATGAAAATCTTTTGTATATATGGTAATTGGAACAAAAAGAACAAAACCATACCCAAAATAGGTGTTTGGAATTCATCATAAATTTGATCCAATCGTTGGTCGTTATCTTCTTTCATTTGGGATTTTCGAACAACTTCTTCAAATGAATCGTCGTTTTCTATGTAATTCGACTTTTCACTGGGTGCTTGTGGAATATGGTTAACTTTCACATTTTCATCAAACCTAACATGCGATTCTTGTTTTGAAATATGTTTACTAGGCAATCCGGTCAATTGACTCGCACTTGCCTCTTGTAATCCACTTACTATCTGACTGATAGATTCTTTGGATAGTTCCGCAATTACATTATTCGGATGGTTTTTTTCGGTTACGGTCATTTTAACATTTTCCGCTGGTTTTAATTCATTCGGCAAATTATCTATTTCACTGGTACTATTTGCTTCCATTTATACACTATCAATAGTAACTAAATGTATTTTATACGCATTATTCAAAATCTATATAATCGGTGTCATTCTCGCATTTTATTGCGTTCGCTTTATATTTATAACATTCTCCATCAAATCTATATATTTTATCATCTATTTTATCCATTGTAGGGGCCTTAAATACTAAACAATTTCTATCATTGCAAACCCTTCTAAATATTGTAGACAATCCTAGTCCTAATAAAATGGATATGATTATTTTCCCAAAATCACTATATATAAGTCGTCTTAGATACATATATAATTTATAAATATTTTATAAATTATATATAGTTTTACTGAACTTTATAATCTTCTATATCATCTTCATTAGACGGACATTCCATTTCCATTTTATCAAATTTAAAACAATTATCTGCCTTATCTTTGTACCTCAATTTTTCAGTGTTTGATGGGTTGGGGTAAACATAAATAACACGCTTTTTGGGAGATAAAATATAAGAAAGAAATAAACCAACAAATAATGCTAATAAAAAAACTTTAACATTTATAAATTTCAAGAACTTCATATATATATAATTTGTTTATTTTATTTATACACATTTTTCACTATCTGGAACCCGTTCAGCGAAACCTGTCTATTTTCAATGGATGTATTGGTGAATTGTATGTACTTGTTTTCACCGCCTTCTTCTTTTATAGTTTCGATATTGCTCTCCTGATATTGAATTGTACGCTTCTTTTTGAATAAATCAACAATTTGTGCGTGATATTTCTCAAAAGCATCGATTAAAAACCGCTTGTTTTTTGTTTTTTTATATTCTTCTATTATCTTACCGTATTTACTTAGGTTGGTTTCAATTTCTTTATTTGTAATATTTATTCCCTTTTCTCGATTTATCTTTTCTTCGTATTCGTCTCCAGTGTTTTCTTCCTTTTTTTTTATAATAAACGTATTGTTTTTTTCATTGTACGTTTTTTCCAAATTATCAAGCTTACTACTCAACTTCTGCATCTTATTTTTAAACTTTTCAAACTGCTTAACAACATAGTCTTCGTCCTTCAATTGAAACAATAGATCCAATTTTATTTTTATTATATCTCCCTTAACCTCTTCTATTTGCGCCCTAATCGATTTCACTAAATCACCATATAATCTATAGTTAGCCAGCTTGATATTTATATCTAAATCACATGGATTATCTGTATTGCATTTTGCAATAAGGGAAACCGATTTATTGTTTCCTGATGTATTTTCCAATTGTCTGGAAAAAGTAGTACCTCCCTTTTTACCACAATTTATACAGTATTTCACACCAGGATTCTTTACCCCTTTCCTTGGCTTTTCATATTTTCTTTTCAATACATAATAATTATTCAATACTTCCTTATATTCTTTTAATTTACTCATTTACTATTAAATGTTATAAAAATTTTTATGAAGTTTCACAAAATCGCTTTCAAATTTAGGAAGGTTTGTAATTATCTGGTTTTTTTCCTTTAATTTTTTATCAGAAATAGATTTGATTTTATTTAAAATGTAATGTTTTTTTAAGTTCTCACGCTGTTTTAACTCCTCTAAATTCGGCTTTGTTTTCCACTTGTAGTATAAAACACTACCAATTATCGCTGTAAAAATAAATAATAATACAATATTAATATTGATTGTTTCGCTCAATTGTTTTTTATTCCTACAGTTTTTCAACGTCTCGTTTAAAAAATATTTAACACCTGGTTCTATTAAAGTTGCCTTACTCATTGATATAATAAATAAACAAATTTTATTACGAAAGTAAACATAATAAGATAATTAATGAATAAGATGAAATAAGATGAAATAAGATGAAATAAGATGAAATAAGATGAAATAAGATTTATATTATAGAATTAATATATATCTATAATGTTTGTTTTTTTACCAATACATTTAATAGTGATAGCATTGTTTTTTATATTTCGATTCAAAAATCAAAGTATAAACTCGTATTCCCCTGATATGATGCTACCCGTAAAAGGTTCGTTACCCAAATATGTAATAATTCCAGTATTACTTATTATAATGTTTGGAATACAGGGATTTAGTAACAAACAACACCTATTTTCCAGATGCAATGTCGATATGTCACAAACTGCCTTTATGACATCTGCTATTGTGATAATATTAATATTTGGAACAATAATTACACTGATAGAATCAATACCAATATTAAAAAAACCATTTGATAATACGTTTGGATATTTTTTATGTGGAATAAACACCCAAGTAATACGAACGGTTATAAATAAAGTGTATGTTCCAAAAATAAGAAGCGGCGAGGCAAACGTATTGGAAACAATATTAAATGATGAAGGCCTTATGTTAAACACAGTAACACCTGAAAATTTTCAAATGAAATTATTACCATTGAAAATCCCTAATACAAATAGAGCGAACGACGCTGTGACAAAATATTATAATCTGGTATTGAAAAAAGATTTGATCGGCTCATTTGCCTGGTATGTTTTAGTTGCGTGCTTGGCTGTTTTAATTAATATAGAATCTATGAATAACATCAAATGCAAGAAAACAAACGAAGACATCATTAAAAACTTAAGCTCGATTAATTTAGAATAAATAATATATATAATTTAATATCATTTATTTATAAATGGATGCAATTGAAGTTTCAGGTGCAAAAAATGAATTTAATAAAAAGATAAAATCGGGTGGTGTTAGTAATGGTTCCATCGGTGGAATATATTTAATTCTATTGATTATTATTGGTTTTATACGATACAAAATGACAAAAATCAAAAAATATTCACTGGATATGCTTCTACCTAAGAAAAATTTCAGACCATACATCTTAATTCCCATATTAGTAACCGTGTTTACAATAACACAGGGAATGATTAACGCAAGTGTATTAAATGGTCGGTGTGGTAGTCCTATGTATGTCGAGGCATTTTCAACCGCTTTAATTACAATGGTGTTTATATTTGGTCTTGTCGGTGCTTTGATTGAGGTATTTACATCATGGAAACGACCTTTTTATAATACATTCGGTGCTCTCTTTGTCCGTCTTAAGAAAGCGACAAAGCAAGAAGTTGCAAGCAAGATATTTGTCCCTAGTCTTAAAGCAAAAGACGTAAATCTCAGTGAGAAAATAAAGAAGGATATTAATGTAATATTAAAAGAAATATCTCCTTATAACTTCCAATTATTTATGAATAATTTAGGTGTCCCTGTTAATGATGAGACGACACCGTTATTGATAAAATTATATAATTTGCTGATTAAGAAAAATATTATATCTACAACCATTTGGTATATATTAACTATTATTTTGGTTATAACAATTAATATGAATACTATTATTGGAATGCCGTGTGATAGCCCAATAAAACTTTAAGTGAATTTGGGTATAGTCAGGTAGTAAAGTATAAATAAATAACATAATATTGCTAAAAATATGGTGATGAGCCATATTGGCAATACTGTTTTTTTCCTAGAGGCCAATCCAAATTGTCTCAATGAACCGTCTTTTTCATAAATAATGGAAGGTTTTACCAATTGAATAACGATGAATAATAAAACAAAAAGAACTATAGATACCGATGTAATATTTTGTCTAATAAACAAGCGAAACATAATTATATATATACTATTAATTTAATAATTTATTATTTACTAAATTAATACATTTCATCTCCATCCATATCTCCGTGATCGTCATCTTCGCCCATAGCCATCATATCGTTCATCATTTCTTGATTGACATAATTTTGTGTTATCTCATCTTGTACCATGTTTTCCATCATTACATCCTCTTGAAAAGCATCCAAATCCTCCCCACTGTTCTGTATTTTTGTTCTCATATTTTTCTTCTTGTTTTCTTCTTGAATTTCCTTGTCGTATTGTCCTGGATTGTAAATATACAAGGCATTCGTTTGTCCCAAATTCCAATCACCCAATCTTAAATTTTTCATATAATCCTCTGATTTCCGGTCTTCTTTATTCATATTCTTCAATCGCTCAACAACGTCATTCTTTTCCATTTCTTTCACATTCAAGACATTGTTATGTATTTCTTCCATTGAATAGTCAATTGTTGATTTTTGATGATTAAATGTCTCCAATATAACGGTCAATATCTCACTCATTTTATCCATGAGCGTTTCATTGCTTTCCTCAAACACATTTTCTTCAATATCTGGGTTTTCAAATGATTTATTCGCCTTTATCGTTTCTTCCACATTTACGTAATTAACCAATGATTTCAAAATAAGGTATTTATACAACGATTGGGGTATATCCAAATTCAAGGTAGATTTATTGGTCTTTGCTTGTCCCACAATATCAGCGTATATTGGAATATATTTTGAAAACTCTTGTATTTTTTTATTTCGTTTAACAACCTCTTCCATCATAAAATCAATATCTTCATCTCCGCTGAATTTGGTAAAATTTTCCAATTCTCTTTTCACGATTGTTTCGAGCTTGTTGTAATGGTATTCGCTAAATTTCCAATGTTTTGGCATTTTACTTCCTATATCATCGTAACGAACGCCTCCTAGTATCAATTGTGGGTATTGAATGCAGCTATTGAATAGAGCCTTTTTCAAAAATTCAATGGCGTACAATTTGGTTTCGTCGTCGTCCGATACATGGACCATTCCTTTGCGGTCTTTGAATACGTCTATCGAATTTATAAACGTCGCCAATGTTTTCTTTTTACCCCTTGTTTTTTTAATTTTACTGATTAATACATCGAGCAATGCCTTATTTTTCTCATTTATTACAATAATCAAATCACTGATTTCATTTTCAATGCCTTCACTGTACTTCAAATCAAAACTTTTCAAGATATTTTTGAGACCATTGACGATTTCAGTATCCAAAATATATGACAACTCACGTGAACCTTCTTCGCCATTTTCAACCAATTTATTTTCAAACATCATTTTGGGAGAGATAAGGGATTCATTAAATCCTTGGCGTATAATATTGCGCTTTGAAATAATCTTCATCAATTCCAACAGAGAATCACTCGAATAATTACTCTCTTCTTGTTTCATTTTCTTGATTTTATCACCAAGAGAATCGTATTTGTTAAATGAACTCTCATTTGTAACACACAATCGCTGTAATTCATCGTCCAAAATAGCACCGGTGTTGTACTTACAATATTTAATAAAACTAAGGTAAATCGTATCTTCGCTGTAAGCAGTGTCTACAGCAAGTGGTTTTATTCGCGTGTTCTCATCATTGTAAATATAAGGAGCCTTTTTGATTTTCATGTACTTGTTTAATTTCTCCATCATTTGCTTTATCTCATTATTTCGTTGTAATATCAGAGGTTCCTTGTCAGTAAAATATTTGAAACTATTCTTGGTTTCATTGCAACACGCATTTTCTAAAAACGGGACATTATTAATGGTGTTTAAAATCATATCAGTATTTGTAACAACACGCTCCATATCTTCTTGTATTAAAAATGACTGGTTAATAATTTTCCCCATCAATGAAAATATGTAAGAAAATTGTGAAATATTTCCCTTTGCTATACTTTCATCTAATAATCGGTTAAAATTACCAGATACACTTCGCGTATCATTTACATTTACCTTATTTAAATGTGGAAGAAAGGTGTCCCAATTTTTAATATCAAACACCTGTCTGCCTTCATCCAGAGTCTTATTTAATATCATCCAATCGCGCTTTTCCTCTAATTTGTTTAAAATATCCTCGTTGGTTAATATTTTAGATTTCATAAATACAATAACTTTTTCAACAAATTTGTCCTTTATTTCATTGAAATTTGAACGTCGTGTAGAAGGCAATACATTCCATGGGCGGATACTGCTTTTAAGTTTCAAAAACAAACAACTAATGTAAGAAATAATAGACCTGTCATCACCCTCTTCCAATGGGAACCCGTCAAATGACATTACACAGCCTTCGTACGTCGGTGCGTATCCGATATGAGGAGTAACCAATTGAATTGCTATAACATACATCCCTAATAACAAAAATATCTTAATTTCATCCTTATACTTTTTATATGCCTTTGCCTTTTTTTTAGCCTCCTTCATTTTTTTTACATACTTTTTCTCACTCAATGTGTATTTTTTTATAAATGTAATCATGTATTTTACTATAAACTCATGTTGTTGTTTGGTATTTATTTTCAACTTTGTATCTAATGTTTTCAATATCTTTTTAATTTCTTTGCCAAACGCCATATGTTTTTTATTAACATCGCTGCCGGTTGAAGCGCTTGTTGTAAGCATTATATCTGTTTCTTCTTCCATTACTTCGCGCGTAACCTTTTTAAAACCAGTCGCTTCGTAACCTTCATTTTCATCGTATTGTAATTTTTTAATAATATAACCACTGTGTTTGTCTACAATATTATCCCCTTCGCTGGTTCCTCTTTCTCTAACTATTTCGTTCAACGCCGCGATATATGTGCCATTTTCAAACGCAATCGCCAGATCATTATAAAATGTCGGCAACAAAGGAACATTTGATTCGGTACAATAATACCAAAACGATGATTCATTTACCAATGCTGACCTACAGTAATTATTGACAAATGTTAATATATGCGCCATTTTGGATGAAACATCCAATTCCCCCAATATACGTGTTTTTAATTTTTCATACGGAGAAACAACTATTTCCTCAGCAGACAACATTTTACCAATGTTTATTTTTTGTATATCGTATTTTAATGCCCGTTTTTTATTAACATTTTTCAGCATTGAGGCGACCGATTTATCCTTTTCAACACCTTCGACTATTTTCAGGGTTCGTTTGCTTCTTTCTTCCTGTTGTTTATCCTCGTAATGCTTTATTAGTTCGTCTACAGACAATTCGTTCACAACTGTCTCTTGACTTTCCTTATTCACACATTCATTATTAATCTTCAAGCAATGGTCTTTTAAATTACAAAATCCCATTTCTTCTATTGGTTTATTCGACATGTTTTCATCAAGGTCCCATTTGTTTCCTCTTCTAACATAGTAGTGCATTTCATACCCATTTGGTTCCAAAATAGCATAATCGCCATCTTGAACGCTTTTATACCCGTCTATCATGCTCTTCGCATCTGTCTCAGCTGCTTTTTTATCAACACCAACATTCTTTATTAAATGCTCCACTAAGTCAGCGTATTTTATATCCTTTCCGTCGGACAATTCTTCATAAATGTCGTATGGTGTATTGTCATATTTGTCATCATAAATTACATTTTTGTCATTGTCTTGTAACAAATCATCCAATTCATAATATTTTTTAGACAAGCTCATGCTGTCTTTGATAACTGGTTCGCATCCCTCGTTTTTGTTAGCTTTATTCGACAATTCGGTCTTTAATTGCATTAGCACTTCTGGATTCAATTGCGTGTCCTCTTTTGCATTTTCATTGTGTATTTCCTTAGCGATCAGTCCCATCATAAGCTTACCATCATCCAATTGATACATCTTATTTAAAAACTGAACGTCTGTGTCTTCATTGAAGTCATACAATTTTTTCATCTCTTCAGAAGAAGCATATTTATCCAAAAAACTAATTTTCTTGTATTTTTTAATAAATTTGAGATAGTTATTGTATTTAAGTACACTGTCGATTGTGCCTTTTTTATATGATTTAATTTCAGACTCAATGAATGTTTTAAATGTTTCATAATCCTTATAAACAATATCATCGATATTAATATTGTATGGGCTAAGATATTCAATTATCCGATCCATAGACACTCCTTTTTCCATTTCGCTTTTAAGGGTTTTAAATATAGTTTCAACATTTGGCACCGCATTATCAATAATTTCTTTCCAAGTATCGGATTTATTTTCAGAATTGTAATCGTCCGCATCTTTATAATGGTAAACCACATTATTAAATATGTCAACTGGTGATTTTAAATCATTTAAAATCACTTCAGTGTTATCGTTTAAAATTTCGCTGTAATTGATTGGGTTTTCATGATAATTTACCCTTTTTAACAACGAATTATTAATATCGTATATCTTCGAGTATTCCATTGCGTCATATGGTAATGTAATCAATCCCTTTACATACATCTTATCATCATTTGTGATTTTAACGTGTTTTGTATTTGCCTGTACTGTCTTAGGACAACCAGGTGATTTATGAGAAGTAGGTTTAATTTTTGAAAGACCCTCGCTCATTTTATCCACAACAAAACGATGCTGTGCTGGAACATTTATAGATTGCGATACGATCCCTTTCTTTATAACGACTACATCGGCGTTTATACTTTTAAAATCACCCCTATTATCGATAATTACATTATTATTTGTGGTGTACGTATTTACTAAAACATCAGATGTATCGTCTGGTTTTTCATATATTTCAAATGGAAGATTTTTATGTAAAAAGTCATATTTATTTTGTTCATCGGGGATGGAGTTTAACTTATAATCCGTTTGTAATTTTTTGATATCGTCCAACAATTCATACGTTTCTATATTTTTATAATCATCGCCTTCAGCATCAACATCGAACAAATGTTTTTTTGTTTTGATGACTGGTAACGCCCAATATACAGGTATTTTCATGTCTTGCAACGTGCGCTTTACTGGTTTATAATTATTTGTTTTATAGGTGACATCCGAAAAATACCCAAAATCATCAAACTTTGAAAACTCCTCTCTTAGTTCGCTATACCGTTCAAGCATTACATGTATGTAATTTAAAAATTTGGGCGTTTGTTGAGAGGATGGGACACTTGCCAATAAATCATCCATTAAATCAGACATTTGATCTGTAATATCATATATTTTGTCACTTTCCGACACCTCGACTTCTTCGCTAATCTGTTCCAATTCCTCATCAATAAACTCAATCTCTCCAATATCTATTAAATCTTCGTCTAAATTTACAACGTCGTCCGGTTCCATAATATCAGCATCCTCTTCATCATCGGATACAACATCAATTGGTGATTTTTCACCCTCTAGTTTTTGTTCCATGTCATCCTGTTTGCCTTCTAATTTGACAGGTTCGTCATTCGCTTCTTCTATAGTTTCTCCAATTACATCCAATTCTACATCTTTCGTTTCATCTACATCCTCTGATTTTTTTGGCAACACAAAATCTTTAATTGACCTAATTGGTAGGTCCCGTGGGATGCCTTTGTATTCAAAGTCGATGTAAAAATATTGCTTATCGGGATAACTTGTAATCTCAATTCTATCTTCCTCTAAATTAGTAATTTTACCATTTATAATGGTTGGAACTTCTCCACCAAACTCAATGGTAATATTTCTATTTACGGTTAAATCATTTTGTCTAGCAAAACCTTGTTTATCAGGTTTGTATAGTACCTGAATGGTCTCAATAGACTCCTCTGTTAAAAACCCTTCCTTAATGTTTAATACACGTGTTTTCAATGATTTTTGTTCCACTAGTTCAACAATAGATTTATCAATGTAGTTAATTAAAAAAATCTTATTATTTATAGCATCATTATTTGGGGCTATTATCTTTATGATTTGTCCCAACGATAATAATAATGAGTCCGACATTTTTTTTTCCATTGTCTTATAAAATAATAAGAAATTATATTCAATAATATATTTAAGACAATTAATAAATAAAATTGATTTAAAAATAAAATAGATAACTTCTATTATCAAACACGAAAATGTATCAACTAACAGAATATTTGGATTTTAATCGTCTAGAAGACGAAGAATACTGTAGCTCTAAAGATGTTGTGGTTAAGAACATTAATAATTATCGTTTAATCAAATATAAGAAAAACAAATTAAATAAAGATAACATCGAAACACTTGGATTGTTTCGATCGGTTATTGTAAACGATTCACAAATAGTATCATTTGCACCACCTAAATCATTAAGCGAAGAGTATTTTGAAGATTGGGTAAGAACCGAAAACAATGAATATGTGGCTCAACCATACATCGAAGGGACCATGATTAATTTGTTCTGGTCCTCTGAACTGGACGATTGGGATATTGCTACAAGAAGCAACATTGGTGCTAGATGCTGGTATAATATGGATACTAAAATCACATTCCGAAACATGTTCCTTGAAGCAATGATAAACAGTGATTTGGAATTCGACAGTTTCAACAAGGATTTTATGTATAGCTTTGTGCTACAGCATCCAAAAAACAAACGTGTAGTTCCTATTAAATTTGCGTGGCTGTATTTGGTAAATATATACAAACTCGTTGATAATTATTGTATTGTGTCGGTAACATCTGACGGGGGCGAAGACGGTGATTGGCATGATTTTCAAAACGTCAAAATTCCAACCTACATTCCCGATATGTCTTCATACAAATCGTTTATGAAATATATGAATGACTTGGTTGACGCGGAACAATCTTACATGTATCCTGGTTATGTAATAAAAACACATGATATGATGAGACGGCTCAAAGTGATTAATCCAACTTATGAATATGTTAAAAATATTAAAGGAAATACAACGAAGCTACAATTCAGGTATTATGTATTGCGGCAGGAGGGAAAGGTGGGCGAATACCTTAAATATTTTCCGGAACATAACAAGCCATTCCGTAAATTGAGAAACGATTTACATAATTACACATCGCATCTATACGCCATGTATGTGTCGTGTTATATGTTAAAGGAGAAAGAACTTAAACTATTTCCTAAACGATTTCGTACACACATGTTTAATATGCATCAAACATATTTGTCATCACTAAACAATGGCCCCAGAATGAAAATTACGTTCAAAAGAGTAGTTGAATATGTAAACAAAATGGACCCTGCTTTATTAATGTATTGTATGAATTGGGATTATAACAACAATGAGTGTCTTAAAAAGCAAGTAACCAACATGTCTTCAGAATAAACAAACCATGCTCCATACAAAAACAGAAAATTAAAAAACAG